GTTTCTAGCAGACTGCTCAGTTCTGCAGACTTTAAGTTGCTGTCCATTGTGAATAATCATCAACTGATTACCAAATGGAACAGCAGCATATTCACCTTTACCTATAATAAATCCTTCTTTCATTGAATAGCAACCAAACCATTATTCATCTTCTGTTCTTCTACTCCAATCTTTTGCGAGATTGATCCAATAATGTTCCAAGGATGAACTCCAATCATTTTCATACGCTTTATTGCATATTCCATAACCAACTCATCATATTCTTTGAGTTCATCAATAGTTTCCTTTTGGCGCTTGTCTAGTTCTTCATGAGAACAAGCATCGCTGTCAAATAAGGCAAGATCCATAGTTGCACCATTTTTCACAAAGTTTCTCATAATTTGAGGATAAAGACGTGCAACGCGAGTGGAATCTTTTGTGTTAAGAAGATCAGCTCCAATACCATTATCATTCAGAAACTGTTGTGCTTCATCACGATTGTAAGATTCGATCACACCTTTACGAGTGAAATCCCTGCAAATTTTATTAGCAACACCATCAATCTTTTGTCCACTCCAGTTTAGATCAAGGGTGCGAATCCATTTAGAAATAGCCTGCTTACTTTGATCTTTTCGATTTTGAAATCTCTTGCGTCCCAGCTCTTCTACTTCTTTATCACTGATTACCTTTTGTCCTTTACCTTTGTTTGCAGATGCACGGAAGTCATCAAGGCAATCATCAAAAGATTCTTGAAACTCACTACGAGTAGATTCATCTTCAACATATTCTGCAAAAATCCACTCTTTGTATCCTATTTCAAGCAGATTTTTGACTCGGTTAAATCCATTCATCAAATTATCGTTAGGATAAATTGATGGGGTAAGTTCAGTAATGTCTATGCCTTTACGGAGAGAACTTTGAAGAGTTTCGTTGTCTCCAGTTCCAGCAATCCTTACACTATTGTCTGTGTTTCCTTCAGAGTCTTTAGTGTTGATTTGAGTGAGCAAACGCCAGCGATAATCAACAAACTTCCAACCAGGAACTTTCAAAGGTTCTGGAAGTTTGGATTCAATTTCAGTGCGAAGTTGAGGCGAAACGCCTTTCAGGGGAATAGAAATGATAGTCATTGTGTTTGTGCTAAAAGCAACTACAGTGATAGTTTAACAACTTTGGGAAGGGATGTCAAGCCCTATTCTACACTTTGGGAAAAATCGTTAATTTGGTTGCAGGGGATGACTCATAGCACCTCCAGGGTAGAATTGCAGAAAAATCAGAGTTTTACCCCTGATCAGCACATGAGTCTCGGGTGAGACTCACCGCCTCACCACCGAGTCCAGCAGTTCGCCCTTTTCAAACACAGTGTCAACAACGTTCTGCAATGCTCGCTCAGTAGCAATACCAACCTGCGAGTAGACAGGAACAACACAGAGTCCAAACTTCTTGCCATCGCTACCCAAACGCAGCACACGTCCGATGGTTTGAGTCATCTCAATCACATCCATGTTGCGGAGGAAGATGACAGTTTCCAGTTCACTGACGTTGATACCCTCGGACAGAATCGAGCGATGCAGAACCACAAACTTCTTGCTAGGATCTTTGCCCCAGGCGTTGAGAGTGTTGAAGAACTCCTCACGATTCACCTTCTTGCCATCAATAACTGCGCCAGTCTTGGCAGTAATGTAGAGGAAGGAATATCCGCGTTGCAGCAGCTGAACTGAGAAGTCAGTGTGACTCATCAGGTTGATAAGTTGCTTGGTAGTCTTGACACAAACCAGAATCTTTTTGGTGTCGGTGTCATCAATGGTGTCCAACACATTGGCGCAGTCGATGTTAGGATTGATCTGCTTTGCCTTGTGAATGTCGAACTGCTTTGCCTGAATCTTAGGGGGAATGATGTAACCGCCCTCCACAAGTTCAGGTGCAGAAACGCGGCAAATGATGTCACCATAGACATCAACATCGTTCATGCCTGGTTTGTTGATAGTCACCGAAGTCTTGCGAGTTGCAGTAAAGAAGTAGCAACGATCTGCAGCAGCAGAGAAGAACTCAGTGGCAGGGAAGAAGTTACGCTTAACGCTATTGTGTGCCTCATCAAAGTAAATCGTATTCACCTCAATGTCTGCCAGACGCACACGATCAAGGGAATTGTATGTGGTGAAGATGATGCAAGCATCGCCAGCAGTGCGAGCAACATTAGCAAACATGTGGATTTGCTTAGGGTTGGTGCTGCTGTAGTGATGAGTTTCACCACTGTGAACATGCATCACATGCACATTCTTGGTATCAATAACTTCCAGAAACTCACTGCACAGTTGCTCTGCCAGAAGAATACGAGGACACACAACAACAATCGTGGTAGATTGTTGCTGATTGATCAGATTCCGTGCATCCGTAATCATCTTCAGAGTTTTGCCACCACCAGTAGGAACAATGATCTGTCCTTTCTTGTGCTTCTGCATAGCAGCAACGGCACGTTCTTGATGAGGACGGAGAGTGATTTGCATTGCGTTCATCATATACTAGAGGGACACTTTAGAGGCTTCAGTTTGCATCAACCATGATGCGTTTCAGATCTTTGATGATAAACTTCATCACAGATTCAGAATATCCTACAGCGTAAGGATAGGACTTCTCAGTTTCTTCTTCTTTGCTGTTAGCATTATAGCACACATTGACAGCGGACTGCAATCCCTCAATTAGGGTTTCGATGGTGCTAACAGGCACAGTCACAGTTTGCATGATGTTGTAGGCGATTGTAGGGGTGTCTCAGATACTATTGAGACACTTTAGAGGCTTCAGTTTATTTGTTAGTTGCCCAAGTTCTTGAGAAGTTCTTCAACTTAACTTCACTTGGTTTCTTCTTCTGCTTCTCTGCTTCTGCTTCTCTTACTCTCTTCTCCAGTTCTCTTTCACCCTGACGCATCAATTTTTGTCTTTCAGTTCTACTATAACCAGATGTCTTTTGTGGTTTATATTTTGGTGAAACTTCAGTCTTTTTCTTCTTCGCAAGCAGTTCAGATGCAGTCTTTGTTTTCTCTCCTGCTTCTCTTCTCTTACGTTCTAAGTATGCTTTACGTTGTGCTTCTTTGGGTGACAGAGCAGCAGAACCTCTCTCCTTTTCAGGTTGTTGAACTCTGGTTTCTGTCTTACGCTGAGTTCCAATATCTTTGCGAGGTTTGTAATCCTTAGCAGGCACCATTTTACCGCCGCCTGCTGCTTTCATCCGACGCTTTTCGGGAGCACTTTTCTTTCTTTCAGCACCGACTCTTCCACCTTCGCCTTGTCTGCGAATTTGTGAAGATTGCATTACATCTTTATCGTATGCTTCAGAAATAAACTCCCGAAAAGTTTTCATCGTTGTTTCTATATCTACCTCTTCTTATTTAGTTGTCATCTTCTTTCGGGCGGAGTCCACCTTTAGATACCAATCCATTGGCATAGAAATACTTAACGCGCTCACGACGAGCAGCAATCAAGATGTCATATTCTTCCTGTTGTTGTTTGGTAAAGGTGAAATCTTGACGCCTCCAAGTTTCACGGAGTTCCTTCAGGTGGGGCAGCACGTTCACAGTGTCAGTCATTTGTCTAATGTAGGATAAAATTGTGGGAAATAGGAGATCAGTGTGACACTAATTAAAGTGTCAGAAGTCGAACTCAGATTCTATTTGAGTCCCAAATGAGAGATCATCGAAATCAACAGAATCATCATCGTTCCATTCTTTCATCTCAGGAATGTCGAAGATCTCGCCAGGAGCATCTTGAATCTCTTGCCAAAGTTCATCAAACATGTGAAATGTGGTTGTCTCTACACTACTGGAGCACTTTAGAGGCTTCAGTTCTTGATGGCACGTCATTCCAGTGTCTTATCACACCAGCAACGATAAACATATTGGTAATCAGATAAGTTGCAAAGATAATTGTGCGAACAATAGCAACCTTATCCGATGTTTTATTGCAGGATGATGCTTTCTCACCAAGAGATTTGCTCCATACATACCACCAGTTTTTAGGTTTCTTCATTGTACTTAATATTTGCAGTTTTCTTGTTAATTTTATGCCTCAGCAAATACTTATTAAGATGTGTTTGATCTTGAAAGTAACAAACTCTTGACTGTTTACCTTCCTTAAACTCTAATTTAATTGGAAACGAGAGATAAGGAAAATCTGGAGAAGTTTTCATAATCTTATCTGTGCTTGAATTGATAATCTTGAAGCAATCCATCTCGGAAATGTAATTGGCATCGAGGCCAATCTTCCCATTCACCATTCCATTGTGCAGGGTAAATCTCTATGTATTTTGTAATTGGATGAACTCTATATTTGCCATGAAATCCTGTAGGTATCCACTCAAAGTTCAACCACTTTCTATCTGCATTATACTTTGGATGTCCTTCATCATAGATCTCCATAGATGAAGTACCAGTATAGTCACCACACCACAAATAACCAGCAGGATCTATCCAATAGTGAGACATTGTGCCACTATAACATTCTTCAATGTCTTTCGTTTGACATTCTACATTTGTGAACTGTTCTCCCAAGTCATATGAAGATTTGAGATAGTCAAACATCCCCATCAGTCTTCCTCCTTGATTAAATCTCCGACAAGATCTTGCAGTTCTTTAATAACATCTTCTATAGGATATGTCTTAACTTTTCCAGAGTCTATATCATCAACCATCTGATGCAAATACTCAAGAAACTCTTTGGGATAAGTTTCATCTAAGTTGATGGAAGTCCAGAACCATTCATAACACTGTTCATATGGATCATCATCTTTAAGTAGAGCATAACCTTCATAGTTAGAAGTCATAAGATCTCTCCACATACGAAAATTATCCCCAAAGGATCTGATTCCTGTAGGGATAAGATGTTGAAAAATATATTCTGCCCAAGTCATTGTCTTAGATAGCGTGGTTTGTCTGTATCAAACTGATAGAACTTTACATCTTTCATATCAAGACACATACGCACAGTTTCATGCTCTCTGTGTTCTCTATCTGTCCCTTTATATATCCATCTACGTTGATATGCACAACACCAGACGCTAAAAAAGATTTTAGATTTGTCAATCATTCTTCCCAAGGTGCTTTTTTGGACATCAAATCATAAAGTTTTTGATTAAACTTTGGTGGTTCATTTATTCTTCGCACAAGTTCATTATATGCTTCTTTAGAAACATAAATTTTCTCTGGTTTTGCCCCAAAGTATTTGATGCACTTACGTTCCCATCTCCAATCTTTGTACTTATACCATACGGTGAGTAGAAAGTTTTTCATCTGGAAGTTTTAGTTATTTACATCATAACAAATCTCAAGTCAAAAATCAAGTTAATTGTTCCAGTATGCAAACCGTCCATCCAATAGTGTTAGGAACTCTATCTTTTCTCTTTGGTGTATGAGATTTCTGTTTTCCAGAACAAACTCTTTGCATAGCAGCAGTATCAAGTCCATTCAATTTGCAAAAATGGTTGAGATTATCCGTAGTATAAATCTCACCTTCTGGACTTTTTATTTCATACACATACTTTATATTATGTTCTCTTAGTTTTTGCTTGGTTTCTTCACTAACGATATGTCCTGTTCTTGATAGTGAAATTTTTTTATTTCTTTCTTCTGGATAAATTCTTCCTTTATTTGCTCTACTTATCTTTTCTTTTGATTCTAAAGAATGTTTATATCCTTTAGCAAATTTATTGCCTTTCATCCTTTTACTTATTGAAAGACATATCTCTTCATCAGGCTTATATCCACTTACTCCATCTCCACCATCAGTTTTATTGTGAAGAATACCAGTTCCCAAATCTTTCCTACCAAAAACAGCAATCATATAAATTTCGTGTTTTATTGCTTCTTCTTCACTTATATTTTGTTTAAGAAAGATTATTCTGGTTTTATCTATTGGTTTTCCAACTTCACCTTTACCTTTTTTATATAATCTTCTTCCATTACCTTTACCTATGTAATAAGGTGTTCCATCCTCACGCAAATACGCATAGGTATAAAACCTGTTAGGATTTACCATCTCTACTCTGTAAGTCGCAATATTATTTATACAAGAAAAGGTGCCCGAAAGCACCTCCTCCACCTATAATGCGACTTACAGGTATTATTATTTAGTCCTTAATTCCATATAACATTTTTCGTTGTTTACTTAAGGTTCTATTATATGGATCGTCGTATGGAAAAATTTCAGTTCTATACCAACCAATATTCAATGATTCCCAAAATTCTCCATATCCCCATTCATCACCGTCATTATAACAGTCAAGAATATACAAGATGTTGCGGAAACCATCAAGAAAGAGTTCCAGTTTTGTTGGTTCTTCAAATCTCACGGCGTTTCATCACTCCAATAGTATCTCAGTTTACCACGATAAGCAGAGATATTCAAGTGATATATTTTACCATCTTTACCATACACACCAATCCAAAGTGTGTCCTCATTCATACTTTCAAGATGGAACATCTCCACATCTTTCAATACAATCTCATCTGGGTTTTCTGTAAATCTACTCATCTCTCAGACTATCCAATACTTCAAGAATAAAAGCAATAGAGTTAGCATACTCTCTTCCATCTTGCCCACCCATTACGACGTAGGCAATCTCCTTTTCAGCAAGTTCAATTCTCTCATTTCTAGTGAGTTCTTGTAGTGTAGGACGATACCAATTACCATCAGAATCTTGTTTGAAACCAGCATTTAGTTTCTCACGACGTTCTGCTTCTTCAAACATTTCGTCAGGGTATGGTTCTTGGTTTCTCATAAGTTCTCGGATTTTGTCTTTGCCGTATTCAGTGAGTTCGTGTTTTTTGTTGCGGAGTTCTTCTACTTCTTCTTGTGTGAGATTAACCCACGGCATATCCTCATTCATTTTAGTTCCTCCTCATCTTGTTCAATTTGAAAGATAGCATTTAGAAACTCCAGAGCATATTTACCCACAACCCAGGCATCTTTATCCTCAAAGAACCTATTACCTATGGTTCTCATATCATAACCCTCTTTGTCTTTATCAAAGAAAGCAATGACATAACACTTTTTACCATTTGGGTTTTGATACCACTTGACGAGTTCATACTTGTTGTTGCAGTTGCTCCAACGGAACTCAATGTCACGAAACCTCATCTTCCTCAACACTCATCCATTCTAAGATAATCAGTATCTTCCTCATCAATCTCCTTCAGATACTCAAAGTGCCAAGTACGTTCACATACACCAATATCAAATCCAAACTTATACACCCAGCACAGAATACTCAACAGAGTTCCACTACCAGATTTGATTTGAATATAGGGCCAACCAGCATACTCATTCCAAGAAACTGATGCCTGAAGAAGTGCCCAATACTTACTGTGAAGGATTTGAACATACCATTCGTTACCATA